TTCAGGCCATAGCTGTGTAGGTAGTAATTCGGAACGAGCTGAACACTCAGACCGCTCGCCTTCTGGTATCCCCAGTATGTGTATTTGCATGATCGCGCTACAAGATGTGCCCATAGTGAATCGGCTCCCTGGGTCAGAGCGGTTCCGTTCGATGCTGTGTCGATATCCGCTGGATAGGCATAGACAACCCACCCGGTGCCGGAAGTTGTAGTTGGTGTTGCAATGAGAGTAGATGCAGTAGCCGTTGGATCTTCAAAGTACCAACGCTTTTCGGTTTGGATGCTATAGTCCGGCGTCCTTGCTGATGTAGTAGTTGAGATGAGGCGCAAATATCCTGTCTTTCCAATGATTATAGCGCAGGCCAGGATAATCTTTTGTTTCCACATATTAGTTCCCTCTTCTTCTCCTGCGCTTTTGGTACCCGGAGTACGCCGGTTCACCGAACACGCGCAACTGCTCGGACAGGACGCTATCCCGATCTCCTCCTGGATCCCAGTCAACACCAGGCGGTAGGCCACCAAATATGCCAGGATAGTTCGTAGGAGTAAACCTGGCTGAAGGAAACACCTCATCCAACATTGCGGTATAGGTTAGCGTAGCGACGATCTTTGTGGCGTCGTAATCTACACTCTGCATGATGAATGGGAATGGACCAACCTCTAGCGTTGGAGGAGAACCGTTGAGAACAATGGCCATGGCAACAGATGGCGGAGTTGAAATACTCCTGATGGTTTCAACTAGCAGCCTATCAGAGTTGTCAAATGTGAGCTTGACGCTTGCCGGGCGGTCTTCACTTTCAACCGGAAATGCGATATCGAATGGATATGGAAGGTAGTCGTTCCCATCATAGGTAACAGTCTCTCTGTTATTAGAGACGTAGAACGGCTCTGAGAGATCATCGTGATCGATCTCTAGCAGTGTGATCAATAGGGCAGTTGTTTCCTGGGCGGCCAGGGCTGCTACAGCAGTAGATGATAATGATCTGCTCATCCCTGCAAGAACTCCACTGTGGCATCAACCTTGAAGTTGATTCCTAGCGACGAATACGTAGGTGTTCTAAAAAATCTGTTCCTTGAGTAATCACCACGGCACCCATATCCCCAATAGAATGGCAGTAGAGCAGTCCACTCAAACGGAGTAGCACCGGTGCCACAATCAGTCACGAAGAATGAGTCGAATACCTCTAATTGGGCACCCGTGAGGATCAGCGAGAACGATGCGCCGACAGGCCGGGAAGTTCCTCTCTGCCTAATGTACATATCAGACTCGACAACAGTCGTCCCATAGATAACCTCCATGGTTCCCTTGATGGGAAGTGCTGGAAAGTTTTCGCTTGTTGGCCAGCTCGGGCTCCCGCCGGACGGAGTGACCGTCTCTAGATATTTTATTGGTACCGTAGCTATGAAGGCGTCTTCGTCCCTGGTTACCCAGGCCTCGTCTATTTGCTGCGAGTAGTGAAGGTGAGTGATGTGCTTCAGCGTAGGGGTTCCATCGAATGTTGCACTGTGAGTTGCGTCTGTCCTCGGATGAATCCAGCTAAATCCAAACTGACCAGACATGACATGCAGCTTGTGGAATAGGTAGAATTCCTTCTGCTGGTTTCCGGTCTTGATGAAATAGTTGCACGAGAACCGTCGCCATCCAGCGGTAGACATAATGCCAACCTTGTCTGGCCCCTCGCTCACTGGGAACCTATCTATGACTGATGGCGGCTGCTCAGTGTATCCATCATAGAGAGGGTACTGTGGAAAGTCGTCGTAGACAGGCCATATGGTCCTTGCCTTTGGCACTAGCGCCTAACCCCCATGCGGCTTAGTCCATAGTTGGTTGCCATTGCTGGATCCAAACCACCACTAGCGAACGCCTCCTTCATCTTTCCAACAACTATCTCTATGTCTTCACCATAGATGCTTGGCTTTCTCTTCACGTCGATTGGATTTCCACCGTAGTTGTTCACGATGACCTTTCCAACTCCGCCACCGTATCCAATTCTTCCTTCAAGTGGTTGAATTTCTGTTCCGCCACCGCCAGGAGTTCCTTTCGTTACTCCAGAAGGATTAACCCATCCGCCAATCGCATCCTTGATCGGGTTGGTGATGTACTTCATCGCCAGGAGCCTATAGAGGTCATTGATCATTTGACCAATCCAATCCCTCCATGTGAGCTGGAGCAGGTTTCCTTGTTGGATCGCGTCGGCAATAGTCTGAGCCCATGAGTCCCCCCATGACTCTGTAGCGTTTTGCAGACCCTTGATGTCAGCAAGGAACGACTGGATCGGGCCTGCAATCTTGGGGATCTGCTGTGGCAGTGGACCAATGAAATCAATGGTATCCGCTGTTTCACCAACCTCTTTTGCAGAAGCCTTCAGATCATCCATCGCGGCCTTGCCACGGTCACGCATTTCTTCTAGCCATTTCGGCACATCTGTGGCCAGCCTTTTTATTCCCTCTCCGGCTGCTTCAAATCCCTCACTTACCGCCACGGCAGCAACTACGAACGGTTCTGCTACAGCCTTTCCTACATTTTCTGCAGTGTCCCCAATAGTATTCAAAACCTTTGGTATGTTGATGCCGAAGTGTGCGAAGAAGTTGCTCACTGCATTTGCGAAGCTGGACACGACTCCTTTGATGCTCTCGAACCATGAACTCAGCTTCGTCTTTACTGTATCCCAAACGTTTACAACCCATTCGAGTGCCTTCTCGTAGATGCCATAGAAGAAGCCCTGGATCTCAGCACTCCATGCCCTAGCAGTATCTCGAATGGATCCCCAAACATTGACCAGCTGATCCTTTATCCCAACCCACTTATTGACTAGAAACTCTACCGCAGTGAGATATATACCGTAAACGGTTTGTGTGATCTCATCTCCCCACTTATGCCACACCCAGATCATCGCTCCGACTGCTGCTACGATTGCTGCGACAATAGCGATAGTTGTAGCACTCAACCCTCCAATCACTGCCCCGATCTTTGCGAACCACGGTGCAATCGCAGCCCACTTGACCATTTTTAGTATTCCTATTGCTCCCCTAGTGCTCGTAACCATTCCCCAGATAGCCTGGTTGAATGACCCAAGAAAAAACATAACCGGACCAAGGCCCGCCATGACAGCGGTTGCTTTGAGTGGCAGCTGGCCAAGAGCATTATTGAAATTTATAATGTTGATTGTCGTATCTTTCAGCCAAACAGTGAAGTTCTTGAATCCATCTGACTCAATAAGCTCAAGAATCGCGTCTGCCAACTCTTTGCCTACCGTGAAGGCTAAATCCTGCAGCTTGTTTCGCACGAGCGCGAACTTCTTGGATGTAGCCTCCATGCGGGTCGAGAATTCTTTGAAGTGGGCATTTCCCGCAGCCCATGCTGGATTTGATCTCTCTACAGCTTCCCGCACGCTATCCACTGCACCTGCGGTAGCCATGGCGCTCTTTACAAGCCTGATGCTTCCAAGATCAACGCCTTCCAGGATATTTTCTAGGTCTGCTCCAAGCTCCTGGCTCGCATATCCGAGACCTTCAAGAAAATCGAGAACAACCTTTGATCTATCTCGACTCCAGTCGGCCCTGAATTGGTCTGCAGACTTCCCTGAAATCGCAGCGAATGTATCGAGTGCACGTCCACCGCTAAGAACGGCAGCGTGAATCTCGATGAACGTGCGCCCGATGAATGACCCAGCAGCATGGGCCTTCACGCCAGCCGCTGTCATTCCTGCGGCCCATCCGACTACCTCTGATGTAGCCATATTCATGTTCGTCACGATACCGGCGATCTGGAATGATGCCTCAAGGATCTCGTCTTCTAGGGCTGCTGTATTGTTTCCAAGATCAACTACAGTTCCAGCAAGCCTGTCCATGTCGGACTGTGCTGTCCGCGTGATGTTAGCCAGACGCTGTAGCTTGATGGCAGAATTGTCTACGTCCATGCCGGTTGAAACGATGAATGCAGATAGTGTGCGTACTCCTGGAACTAGATCTGCAACGTGAACTCCAAGCTGGCCAAGCCTGGAGGCCATCACGTTGAGTTCTTTGGTCTGGAGCGGTATAGCGGTGACGGCCATCTCGCGAAGGGCAGCTCCAAGCTGCTGAAACTGTTCTTCTGTTCCTTCCACCGTCTTCTTGATGTCGTAGAATGAATCTTCCCAATCGGTGAAAGTGTTGATGATTGACTGGACGCCATAGATTACGGGCATGGTCACGCCGAAGGTCATGTCGCGCCCAATGGTCTTCATGCGCTGAGACAGCATGCGCAGTTTACGCTCTACCTTGCCCATTGACGACATGAAGCCAGTAACACGTGCAGATAGGTTTACCCACAGCGTTCCTATTGAGCCCATTATCTTCGCCTCCCCATCACGGGCAGGTTGGGATCTACGTTAGGATCCTTGTTGTGTCTCTTTTCCTTCACCGCTCGCTCCTGTTCCATCAATTCAAAATGGGCCGCCCAGTCGATGATCTCGCTACTACTGATGCTCGCCAGCAGCTCACCAACTGTGCGGCCCAACTTTTCGGCCAAGATGTGGTAGAACCGCCGTTCAGGGGCGAGCATCAAGCCTCTTTTGCCCGCTCCATCCCCTCCGAATCGATACCACTGAGTTCGGCTACCTTGTTGAAGATTCTCATGAGGACCATGGTGCTCTTTTTTGTGAGCACGGCCACACCAGCTTCTCCGACGAACACCTGCTCCCTTGTATCTGGATCAAATATGCACGATGAGAGTGCCTTTGGCAGGACATCCATGATCTTTGTTGCTAGATCCCCGTCTATGGAATCTGCGCTGAGACTTCCCTCCTTTGCTGATACATCGGACACGCTCGGCCTGAGCACGCTGAGGACATTCGCCACAACTAGCCCATCCATCTCCTTGAGGAGGAGGCGGACGTTTCCCCATTCAGGAACGACCATCTCCGCCTCATGGAGATCTTTTGCATCCTCGATCACTTTCAGCAAATCTGTCATTGGCTCCTCCGTTGTTCAATGACTCCAAAATAGGACTACTAAGACGTCTCCCATCCAGTGGGCTCGCTATCGCCAAGGAAAGTAGCAGTGAGCATGGCCGTCTCTCCCCAGGAACCTCCAGGGGCGAACGATTCTAAAATAGCAGTACCCGTCCATTGCGGTGCTGTGGTGTCAGGCATTCCAGTAGCAACTGGTCCATAAATAACGGTGACTGACGTATTGACGATCCCGTCTAGCGTCTGGAACGTCTTGCTGGCGGCAATGTCATCGAAGAATTCGACTTCGAGCTTCCAGTCATTGACGCCAGGTAGGCGCTGTCTCCAGGTCGTGCTCATGGCCGAGACATCTTGGATCTCACCGTTGATCGTGATCTGCGCCGACTTCACATGGTCGCTTAGATCCACAGAGTTGACCGTGACATGGGCGTCAGTGTTTACATAGAGTGCCATCTTTCAATACCTCCTTATGTGGGTCCAATCCCAATGGCAACCGCATATCTTATGTCAAGGTCACCAGTTCCGGTCGTGGTGACATCAGCATGGAATTGTGTGTCCGCATCAACTGTAGCGGACGACTTGAATTGTGACCCACGAGCTGTCATTTGGTCGAATGTTATCCTGGCTTCCCAGGCTGCCGTATAGCTTTCGATTACAACGTCAATTGTCGGTGTGCTGTCGCCTGTTATATTCAGAACGTGGAGCTGCGCATATAGCGCGTTCCCTGCTGTGACACCACCGGATATGGTGACTGTTGCGCTCTCCTCGTTTGTTACATTCGCATTGATCGACTCCTCCTCGATGAGGAATCCCTTGATCATCTCATTGTCGCCATCGCCCTTGAGCGAAAATGGCCCAGCCTCTCCCCATGCTCCACCGAAATTTAGTTCTGCAAATGCCACCTGTCCGAAAATGGCAACCGTGCCATCGTCGAGTCCTGCAGGTAGAACCATGATCTCATGACCAGTCGTGTTTGGAAGATCCTCAAGATCCTTCCATCCTCTGACGTATCCAGAGCCGCTAGAGACCGCCCCACCAGATCCTATTGCGCTGCTCACGACTACATTGCTCGTATCGGTGAACGATATGATCGTGTAGTCGCCAGGGGTAGCGTTGGCCCCGCCGTCAATGTGAAGCGTTTGGCCAACCATATCGGCAGTGAACCCGGAACCGGAATCAGTAACCGTTGTCCAGGGGTCTGAGCTTGACAGGGTGTCGGTGAATAGTGTCGGGAGCCCTACGTTCAGATACCCGTCCAGACTGAAGGTCCAGCCGCTCACGCCCCCGATCCGCTTGCGCCATGTTCCGCCGAAGGTGCTTACATCGAGAGGCTCTCCTGTGTGCGCTGTCTCGAACTTGTTTGAATCACCACTGACATCGTGGCCATCCAGAAAGACTCTAGTGTTTGAGAAGACGTATACGGCCATATCACTCCTCCCGGTCTACTGTTCCAACTACGGCGCCGCACTTCTTGCATATGAAGGCAGGATTGCCAAGATAAGTTGTCGGCATCCTGGCATCCTTAGGGTGATCGCACCCGGGCCGATCATTGTCTTGCGCCTCTCCCGCGTCTTCATTTTGCATCTCGGATACATCGGCCCCTGATAGGTAAATCCCGGCGATGTTTCGATGTATCCCAGCCAGGGCGAGGTGCTGTTCCGCTAAGGCTCCAAAGTCCATCATGCCTCCAAGTGCGAAATCCGAAACGTATGCGTGATTCTGTGTTCTCTGGACGCGTCCTCTGTTGTATCTGTCGTATTTACAAGCTCGATGACCTGAACGACAACGCTGCATACTGTACCGGAGTACCTCTGCAATGCCCCACGAACAGCTTCAGCGAGATCGTCAACCTCGCGGTAGGTGTCCGCAAAGCAGTCAACCTGGAATAGAGGGTGAGTGAGGCCGGTATCAGCCGTACCCATAGCCGATTCCTTCGGTGCGCTGATCCGCTGATACGTGATTGACGGGTTAGCAGCACCCTCGCGGCGGCTGATCGGCCATATACGGGCGTTATCACCAGAGCCAACAATGTCTGTAACGGCTGACACGGCAGACAGGCGTGTGTATATGACGTCGCTTGCAGTGGCCATTATGCTTTGCCCTTCGTCTGTTTCGTCCTGTACCTCTTCATGCTATTCCTAAGGTACTTTCCGGCTGCATTAAATGCCTCTGTTGATCCGCTATCCATCGCAGGGCGCAGGAAAGGATATGCTGGAACATCTTTGCCTCCTTTTCCCACATGCCCGAATTCAACCCACCGCCAGTAGAATGCGTCTTTTGTCATGCCGACATGGACGACAAGCGTATCCGCTGTCCTATTTCTTCTTGCCGACTGAATAGTGATCGAATCCCTAAGATTCCCTGGCCCATGGGCTGGATACGTCTTCCCCGGACCGCGACCGTGAGGTGAGACGGGAGCAGTAGCTATTGTGATCCCCTCGATCACCTTGGCAGCCCTGCGCAGGGCTTTTACCATTCTCTTCCTGCATATGTCGTCTGAAATCTCCTTGAGATAGGCCTCTATCAGGTGTGCACCTTCAATGTTCAGGCTAACGTCGAATCCTGTATGGTATGTGAACATTCCCATCAGGGCGCTCTCCATTCGGAGCACATCAGGACCATTTCGTCGTGCGCCTCCCCTGGATCGACCACACTCAGGATATCCAGGTATCTACCCTTGAAATTGATGCGATCACGCGCTCGTAAGCCATCCGTATATCTAATCTCCACTTTGAATTGCAGCTCAGGTTGGAACTGGTGCGCCAGGTACCTCTCAGAGCCCGTCAGGGGCTTTATTCTGGCCCATCTGACCCATTGGGTGGTCCAGGTCTCGATATCCTCACCTGAGGGATCCCTGGAGGTCGTCATCCGCTCAATTCGGATCCTTTTGTCATAATGCTCGCCCCCGATGCTCATCCGAGATCCCTCACCATGAATGGACCCAGGAGCCGCCTGACCGTGATATCGCCACCAAGTTCGCCAACTTCGGCCCTGGAGGGCAGGATCGCAGCCGACTTTCGGGTGTCATACATGGTACCCGCAACCAGCTTGATTGCCCGAACAAGGTCACTAGGAACGTCGCTGGCAGCATCCCCGTATCCGGCGACAAAGGTGATGACGATGGCATTAGGTATATCTCGAACCGCAGGCCAACTCTCTCCCCAGGCTGGCTCGATGGATCCCTTGACACCATCTCCATAGATATCGACTACGAAATCTGTGTTCTCGGTCAGGCTCTGAGAATCCCCATTCGTATCGGTATAAGTGACCGATGATACGCTTTGCAACGGTGGCATGGGGATCTCGATCCTGTTCGCCTGCCAGTCCCGCATCCTCATCTGCCACGTCTGAGTGATGAAACTCCTCCGGCAGATACGCTCGATGTGCTCTCTGGATGCCAGGACGATGTTAGTAACGTCGCTTATCTCTGTTGGAACGTAGCCTACTCCAGAACTTGCATTGGCAGTATCCCCGCACGCGGATGCGATGGTGACCTGGTTATCGCTCGACACAGAGCTGATTGAGTATCGGCCAGGGTTGAAGTTCGTGCCGGACGTAATTACCAGCTCCTCGTCAGATGTATTTGTGAACCCACCAGCCGCCGAGGTTACAACAAGCCATCCAGACGCAAGGGTAGAAGCCAGGTCGGTGAAGGTGATCTCCGTCTCATCGGTATCGATCTTCGCGTGCTTGCGGAAGTCTGCGACCGTCAACGGCTCAACGGTTGGAGCCACGCTCTTTCTCAGACTATACTGCAGCATCGCCTAGCTCCAGGGTGTGGTATGGCACAGTTGCGGGGTGGGGCCACCATCCCCGTAGATTTCCCCGCAACTTGTGCCACTGCATAGCCTAGCCGAATGAGCCTGGCGGCCCTTTTCGGGTTTACAGAAACGAGAGACCCAGGAGGAGGAAGCCCGTTTCTTGCGGCAACTATCCGAACAAACATCTCACCTCTCTCGGATCCACAGGAACGTGGTTCCTCCAGTGTGAGCGCCTGCATCCGTTACAATAACTGTTAGCTGCGACCCTGTTACCACTCCTCTTCCGGTTCCAGAGCCAGCGCCATACCCATCCCAACCCTGAACGGAATCAAAGTATCCAACCTTAGATTCATTGCATGAGCCCAACAAAACGTCAACCCCGCGTCCGTCAACAATCGACAAGTCATACGCTGTGGTTGGAGCAGATGCTCCGGGCAAATATACGGTATATACAGCCGCAACCTCGCCAAGGTATGGGTCGGTTGTGGTCCCAGATGCCTTACCGGCTGCAGATGCCTGCCACTGGAATGCAATTTCGTGCATCCCGATAGTGGCTGTCATGTCAGTCGCGGTTGCGGTTGTACCATCATGGCTAGCGCCGAGCGCACCCCCCGCAAGAACAACTAGCGCGGAGAGCGCCACGAGCATTCTTTTCATGGCACAACCCCCTTACGGCTGCCGACGAGCATACACCCGTACAAAGTCCAACTCCATCTTCGCTTGGGCCGCACCAGTCTCAGCACCAGTGTCCATAGAAATATATGGCTGAAGAAGTGCCGTAGAATTACTGGCATTGGCAATGCTGATGGAAGTTGCCGTTGCGTATGTCACATCTACACCGTCTACCTTGAACTTCAGATCCGACAGATCCGCAAAGTCGATGGTATAGGTGTGCCACTCATTTGCGACGATTGCGGCAGTTGTAGTTGATGCATTGTCGATCTCATTAGTTCCGTCGTCAGCCTCAACAAAGAACTTACCCGTTGCAGTACCTATCGCATGGTTTGGCTCTCCGTTGATATCCATTCTGAACCAGGCAGATCTTGCGATTGTATCCTTATCAAGATTGTGGCCGGACGCCATGCCCCACACTACCGTGGTACCAGAACTTGGAAGGGTTGGAAACCGCAATCGAGCCTCAAAGATCGCGTCCTGATCAACCGGAATAGACAGCATGTCCCCAAGGTATAGGACCGCGTCCTTGGCTTCATCGACGCCATCGAATGACATCATCACGGTACCATGTGCTCCAGATGCAGCACTTTGGCCGACGATGTTTGTGTTTGACCCAACCTCGACGAAAGCCCAGCCATCTCCGAACTCATTAGTGGTCGTGTTTCCTGTGGCATACCCGATGAAGTCGTCCTCGAAAACAACCCCAGCTAGAGTAAGGATCTTGGCTGTAGACGGGCTCACGTCATTGTCCCAGAAGTACTGATAGCGTCCAACCGGGTCGTAGTAAGCTCTCACGTCTGCGCACGCTTGCCAGGCATACATGCTGATGCCGACTACCAGGACTGCGCACGCAACAATCAGTCTTTTCATTGCTTCGCTCCTGTCTGCCGGGGGACGGTCTCCCGCCCCCCAGGCAAAGCCGTCATCAGTCAATAATGGCCGAGGGCGGAACACCCTGCTTGTAAGCCGTGTCAAGAATGTAGGTAACGTCAACAAAGTCAGTAGCCTCGCTATTTGCTGTCGTCGTGGACGCGATGCAGTCATAAGTAGCAGCTAGCGCCCTGGGATCAATTCCAAAGACAACAATCTTGTTCGTGATGGCCACTGTGCTGATCTCATACGTAGCTGCGGACGTTCGCTTCGTGAGTGTGTCGGAAGACGACACGTCCAAATTAGACCAAATCAAGGCAGATTCGGTCATCGCGGTCGCAGACGTTCCAGCAACCGCCGTTGCGCGATTGATTCCGCAAGTGGTTGCAGCGCCAACAGCGTGCAGGAACTTGAAGATGACCCACGCATAGTTGGCATTCTTCAAGCTCACATAGTCACCGGTTGTAGCTGCGTTGGTCGTGGTCATCGCCAATCCGTTGACGATCTTGAAGTGCTGCGGTAGAGTGATAAGTGCCATTGTTATTTCCCTCCTCTACCTGGATTCCACGACAAT